ATTCCAGCAAGATCAACAGGCAGCTCCTGTGCGGCCTCTGTTTGTGCTTTGCGTGTTGTCGCACCAGCAGCCTCGGATGGTGTAACAGGAGTGCCAACTTGCTCGGCAGTACGGCGATCAATCGCTACTACAGTTCCATCTGCCTGCTCAACTAATTGCAGGTTATTGCTAAATTTAATACCAGTATCAACTGTCCTGCCGTCGCGGGTAATAATAAACATATTTCCATTATCACCCTCAAATGTACTTTGCACATTACCGGCTGTCGGATTTAACCCGCCTGGTGTAGCACGGAACTGATTGAGCCCTATCTGTGACTCAATAAGCTGTTGCCGTAAAGCATCCTGTTCACGCTGACGGCCGAACTGCTGTGCCCCTAGTGCAGCCCTGCCTATAGCACCAAATGGTGATTGAGGTACAGGCGAAAATCCCGATTGCGCCAACAAGTTCAACAAAAAGGGATTGTCTAACAGGTTATCTATCGGGTTTCGTTTCGTTGCCTCTACAGCGCTGCCCTGTCGTGATATGGGCGGCCCCATTACAGGATTAAAATGCGTAGGCATCTATTGTCTCCGCGCTCCCAGCAAGCCAGACAAGGCTATACCAGCCAGGCCAGCGCCAGGTGCTAATTGATTCAACAAGCCCAGTCCAATGACTTTAGACGGGCTTTGTAAAGTCTCATCAGTTGCCCCGAAAAATCGATTTAAAAACCCTGGTTGTTCTTGTCCACCTGCACGGCTTTCGGGCGGGCCGACAGCAGCAGGATTACCGGGCGGGCCTACAGTAGCAGCAGGCGCCGCCTCACTGGCTGGTGCTGATGCAATCAGGGATTGCAATTGATTCGTAATCGGCGGCTGATTGAGCGATTCCAGTGCGCCACCTGAACCTAGTAAATTTCCCAGGCCGCCAGCACCCGGTTGAAAGGGCGGTGCTGCTGCGCCCAGTTGCTTTCCGCCGATTACTGACGAAACTGTAGAAGATACTGGATTACCGCCGCCGCCTAAAAATCCCATTAGAATAACCCCGTTCTGAATACTGGTTGTGTGGACTGCGTAGAGCCGCCAGCACCGGGAATAATACCGGCCAGCTGGTTAATAATACGGTTCAACGGATCGAATGTTTGTGCCTGATCCAGTGCAGCCGTCTGTAAGCCGCGTTCGCGGGCGAAATTACCGCCGAAAATATTACTCGCCAGTGTCTGTAATTCCTCAGATCGGGCCGGTAACGATGCGCCCAGATCACGGCCAGCGCCTGCAAACTCACTGGCCAGCCGGTTCTGTGTTAAATCTGCTGCCCGGTTAAACGTACCAGCCAGAAACGGATTCGTATCAGGCGATAGAAAATCACCCTGCAAAGTCTGTTGTAACAGGTTCTGTCCTGTTGGTATTAAACCCTGTCCAGGCTGTGGCCCCGCTCCAGGGCTTCTAAGCTGACTCAGATCGCCGCCGATAGTGCTTGCGACATTCGTCAGTAGAGGCCGCAAAAACGCAGGCGGTTCGCTCAAGGTAGTACTGGTTACGTTCTTTGGCCCGCTGCTCATAATTGCTTACTCATCTTTGCGTAATCAATCTTAAAACCAAAGCGCTTAGCCCATCCCAAGCGCCCATAAATTCTCATTTCCGTGCATCCCTGCTCCCTGGCCCATTCCTCGACTATCGGCTGATATACCCGCCATTCCTGCAATCGTGAGCCGCCGAGGGCCAGAAATAACAGGTATTTTACATCGTCCTTAACCTGTATTGTCGTCACCAAAGCCGCATCGACATCTACCTGGTTTTCCCATACCCACAATTGCATCAGTGAGTTACACAGGCCCTCGTATACGTCCTCGAGCGTATAATTCGAGCCACGACTCAAGGCATTGCTAATATGCGACTCTACTTTACCCCAAATATGGGGTATTTGCGCCGCCGTATAGCAGTGCAGCTCAGACTCGGCCTTGTGGGCTAAATTCGACATCAGCGCCTAAAAAGGTAGTAAAACCACCAGCGATAGTAATTTCGGCCCGCACATAACGGCCCTCACGGCGGATATTCGCCATCTGGGTGCGTGAATTAAGGGAGGTGGAGGTTGAGTAAGTAACAGTTCCCCCGGGATTGTCCTGTGCACCTACCCGCACAGTTGTAGTGCCGCCATTAATTAATGGCCTTACGCCAGTAACTACTGTCCGTCCACCTGTATTCATATCAATAGCACCAGTTTCAAATGTCGCTGTCTGGGCATCGTCTGTTGTCGCCTGTGTCTGTAAATGCACAGAACCGGCACTAAAAACAACTAAACCAATATCGGCTGTCTTACTGTTGACACTAAATAATCCATATGTGTCGTAAGCCGATACCAGGCTCCACTGATCCGTTTTGTAGTTGTAACAAAGATCCTCACCCTCAAAAAAGATCAGGTGTCGTGCTTTGTTAGCAACAATATTTGTTTGCTTCCCAGGCGGGATTTCATCAGGTAACGCCATTATCCACCATAAGAATCATCAACCTTGCCATAACCAATATCCGTTATCTGATCGTTTAATAACATATGAAAGCCACGATCAGACTCGAAAAACACCATATCATCGACTTGTACCAAACGGCCTCCCCTGACACAGCCTCTGTCCTCCTCAAATATATCGACAGAAATCACTATATCACCGCCGACATATGTTCCTTTTGATATAGCGTTCTCCTGAAATATATACATATAAAAATCATTACCAGCTAAAGCAGTGACATAACCATGCTCTGAAGGAAAACTTTCTTGTCCTGCTTGTTTAGCACGTGCATCATCAGTTGCCGGTTCCGGCCAATCTGTCGGATCACCTATAGAACACCAGCGAATGGCATAACGATTTGTTGTCAATCCACCAATAACAATAAAATCCCGGAACGTAGTACATGCAAGCGCACCAACATTAATTGGCACAACATAACTACTTGATCCGATCCAGCCCGGCGATATCTTGCTAGTCATATAGCCGCATAACCTATATGTCGCAACGCAACTGATGTTAACGGCGATGCCTGCCTCTGCCACGCCTCAACAACAAAAAACACAAAGCCCTCATTCTCGCAAACATCAAAAAATGAAATCTGCTGATCTGTTCCAGCAGTTGCAAATGCGAGTGGATAACCAGTTAACCCGCCACCTACTGAACCTGCCGATGTCATGGTTACGCCATTGACGCCTATCTGCACAGTATTATTCGAAATCCAGGCGCACATTAAATCAGTACCAGTACCAATAGGTTTAGCAACTAATGATGTAACTGTTGCTGCTGATGCTTCTAAACCACCTGTAGTAGAAAACGATGTTGTCGTTTTAACGTGAACAGGTTTCCATCCTTCCGTGTCGTGTATAGCATTTGTAGCAACAACCAGGCCCTGGTTAAAAACGTCCTCGGCATCAGGACGCCAGTTCAGAAAATCAACACGAACTTGTTCAGCCACTAACTGGCCCTCTGCAATAACTGCCCGAATGAGGTATGTGAGTTCGTTTCCTCATCCATTAACGTACTAACAGCATCGTTAAATAACGCCTGCCACATCGGTAAACGCGGATCGTCATGGATAAACGGCGCTGATTCCAGTAACGAGCCATACAGCAGTACTTCAGGTGCATTTGTCGCATACCAGCTGGGATCGGTTGCACGCAATGGATCTTGCTTAGCGTAATAAATCCCTGTCAGCGTACTATCGGCAGCTACCTTGCCGAATACGAAATTAGCACCCTCTCTCGAGATAACAGATGGCGATCCCGTATCAGAACGATCAGGATAATCCCGATATAGCTCCTCAACCGGCACCCACTGCAATAACCGGACAGGCGTTTCATTGTAATAGGCGAATTTCAGGGCCTTGAAATCAGCAGGAACGGCAGCAACACCGGAAGCAATGCTTACTGATAGTGCCGTTTCCTCATTGCGTAAATTCAGCCTGCGATACAGCTTGTTTTCGGCGTTCTGAATGAAATTCGGTATATAGCTTGTCAAGTCATCGCGTGACAGGTAATCACCGACAGCCGTCTGGAGTGATGCGTAGTTAGTGATTATCGCCATATCTATTCCCTGTCGTCTGTCTCGATTATCATAGCACCGTCATCAAAAGTAAAAACACTCGATCCCGAATCCGTATATTCGCCATCAACGGCATACGTGCCCCCAAGCGCAGCAGTATCTGCCGGATCAAGTGATACCGTGGTAATGCCATTCGTCGGATCGGTTAAGGTGCCTGTCTTAGTAATGACTGCTGTGGTTGTGCCGCTTACCAGCGCTTTCCATGCAATAGAACCGCCTGTCAGATCCTCAATATTTCCATTGGAATCGCTAATCGTATACACCATGTCCAGGTTATCGCCACGTGTCATGCGTTGAACTGCCATCGTTACACCTAATGTCGCTGCAATACTATGTGATTTAGTAATCGTCCGTATCAGTGTATTTGTAATCGGCTCCAGTAAATAATTATCAA